GATTGCTATAAGATGAAAAATCACGGTAGGCTAAGTAAAGGGGTTTTTGTTCATACAGATATAGGTTTTAATTTTTCTTTTACAGAAATGCAAGCTGCCGTGGGTGTTTCCCAATTAAAAAAGCTTAAAAAAGTAATTACTAAAAAAGATAAAATACATAAATTTTATCATGACAACATAAAAAACAATTTGCTTGAAAGTATACCTGTTGATAATACTATCCAGCCAGTTCATTGGTTTTCGTCTTTTTTGACAGATCATAAATCTAAACTAAAAGAATATCTTAGTTTAAATAAAATACAAAGCAGAGAGTTTTTCTACCCACTTAATAAGCAGCCTTGCTACATTGAATCTGACCTTGTAAACACTGATGTTAGCTTTGAGATAAGTGAAAAGATATTTAAACGTGGAATATCTTTACCTTCAGCTCATAATATAACCAAAAGACAACTTAGATATATTTGTAAAATCATAAATGATTTTAAGGTATGATAAAACTTGTAAATAACACAATTTCAGATTCCGAAATAGACTCTCTTTGTGATTGGTTAAAGACTAGACCAAAGTTAACTAAAGGAGAGCTGACGGAAACCTATGAGAAATTGTGGTCTGAAAAAATCGGATGTAAATACTCTGTTTTTGTAAACTCTGGCTCTTCTGCTTTATTGATAGCAGTATATTCTCTGATTGCTAAAGGATTATTAAAAAAGGGCGACCCTGTAATAGTTCCAGCTTTGTCATGGGCCACAGACCTATCACCAGTAATACAACTAGGACTGAAGCCTTTACTTTGTGATTGCAATCTAGATGACTTATCTCTTGACATTGAGCATCTAGAGAAGTTGGTAAAATTATATCCCAAAAAACCTAAAGCGCTTATACTTGTTTCTGTATTAGGCTTAGTTCCTGAAATGGATAAGATTACCAATTTCTGTGAGCAAAATGATATTACACTGATAGAGGATGCTTGTGAATCTTTAGGGTCTAGATACAAAGGCAGAATGCTTGGCAATTTCGGATTGCTGTCTTGTTTTTCTACTTACTATGGACATCATATTTCTACTATCGAGGGAGGGATGGTATGCACGAATGATAGAGAAATATTTAATCTTTTAAAATCGCTCAGAAGTCATGGTTGGGACAGGGATATGGATGATGATTACTCACAGAGTCTTAGGGAAGAGTTTTCAGTAAAGGATAGTTTTGAATCTTTATATAAATTTTATTATTTAGGATTTAACTTAAGATCTACAGACCTACAAGCCTATTTAGGTATTAATCAACTACAAAGACTAGACGAGATAATTGAGACTAGAAACTACAATTACAAAACTTACTGTAATGTTTTTGAAAATGATTTTTGGAATCCGCCCAGAGACAGTAACGAAAAATTTGTATCTAATTTTTGTTTCCCAGTAATCAACAAAAACAGATCAAAAATAGTAGATAGATTAAAAAGTTGTGATGTAGAGGTTAGGCCATTAGTCGCGGGTTCTATAGGGAAACAACCTTTTTGGATAAAAGAATATGGACCTTTAAATTTAGAAAACGCTGATTTAATTAATGAGCATGGTTTTTATTTACCTAACAATCATGATATTACATCTAATGAAATTGAATTTATAAAACAGTGTGCTAAAGATCTTTGGTAAAGTATGAAGAAAATATTTATAACAGGAGCTAATGGTTTTTTAGGGCGACATCTAGTAAAAAAACTAGGCTCTAAGTATGATCTAATTACTCCGACAAGATCAGAGGTAAATATAGAAAAATTAAATGATTTACAAGGTGCGATTGCTTTTGATGAACCTGATGCGGTGATTCATTTAGCTGCAATTTGCGGAGGTATTGGTGCCAATAAAAAATCTCCAGCTGATTTCTTTATGAGAAACTCTCTGATGAGTTTAAATATTTTGTCAACATGTAATTTCTTTAAAGTCAAGAAGCTAATTACTTTGGGAAGCGTTTGCTCTTATCCGAAATTTACTCCAGTTCCTTTTAAAGAGGACGATATATGGAATGGTTATCCAGAAGAAACTAATGCACCATACGGCATTGCTAAAAAAAATTTACTAGTTGGATGTCAAGCATACAATAATCAGTATGGCGATAATTTTATTCATTTGATACCTGTTAATATGTATGGAGAGTATGATAACTTTGATCCCGAAAGCTCACATGTTATACCTGCACTTCTTAGAAAGTTTTTAAAAGCTAAAAAAAACAATGATCCTTTTGTAGAAGTTTGGGGGGACGGTTCAGCGTCTAGAGAATTTTTGTATGCAGGTGATTGCGCTGAAGCAATCTCATTAGCTTTAGAAAATTATGATAGCTCAGAACCAGTTAACATAGGAACGGGATCAGAAATAACTATAAAAGAATTAGTTGAAAAAATATCTCTTGTAGTTGACTACAAAGGCGATATTAAATACGATATTTCTAAGCCAAATGGTCAACCTCGTAGATGTTTGGATACAACACGCGCCGAAAAACAATTTAATTTTAGAGCAAAGACTTCTTTAGATGAGGGCTTAGAGAAAACTTATAAATGGTATTTACATAATGGTTAAAGCAAAAAAAATATTAATAACGGGTGTAACGGGTCAAGATGGCAGTTATATGGCAGACTATCTTTTAAAAAACACAGAGCATACTGTTGTAGGAGGCGTAAGAAGGCTAAGTGTTAAAAATCATAAGAATATAGATCACTTAAAGAAAAATCCTAGATTTTATCTTGTTGATTTAGATGTAACAGATGGTCAAAATACAGACAGCATTATAGCTAAAGAAAAACCTGATTATTTTATTAATTTTGCAGCCAATTCTTTTGTCGGCAATAGTTGGGATATGCCTGTAAACCATATGCAGACTAATGCGATGGCCGTGTTGCATCAATTAGAGGCGATTAGAAAACATGTTCCTCATTGCCGATATTACAACGCTGGATCATCTGAAGAATTTGGCGATGTTGTATCCGCGCCACAAGATGAAGCGCATCCATTACGTCCTAGAAGTCCTTATGGAGCATCTAAGTGCGCTGCTAGACATTTTGTAAAGGTCTATAGGGATTCATACAATTTATATGCTGTCCAAGGGTGGTTATTCAATCATGAAGGCGTGAGAAGAGGTGAGGAGTTTGTGACGAGAAAGATAACAAAAAATGTGGCTAGAATATTAAAAGAATTTGAACAGGGTAAAACAATTAAACCTTTACAGCTTGGAAATGTAGATACCAAAAGAGACTGGAGCGATGCAGAAGATTTTGTCAAGGGGGTTTGGTTGATGCTAAATCAAGATAGAAAGAACCCCAAAGACTATGTTTTGTCCTCTAATGAAACTCACACAATAAGAGAGTTTGTAGTAGAGGCTTTTAATTTTGTTGGCTTTCATCGCAGTGTTTCTGAGTGGAGAGGTGAAGGTTTAGAAGAGAAGTATTTCCACGGTAAAGATTGCTTCGTAGAAATTAATAAAGACTTTTATCGTCCAGCAGAGGTTAATTTGCTGTTAGGTGATTCAACTAAAGCTCGCGAAGAGCTAGGATGGCAGCCAACGACGAACTTCACTCAATTAGTCAAAAAGATGGTTGACTATGATGTTGCGTCTGATAGCGTCTATCCGTAGTGGCAAAAGCTAAGGGGCCAAATAAAAGAGAAATTATCTTTCGTCTGGTAGATGTTCCAGATAAAGGCAGAAGACCATTTTTTGCTAGAGAAATGAAAATGCTCAATGATCTTTGTGATCGTTATTCACAAGATTTTATGGCAATCGTATCTTTTGAAAAAAAGTTTGATTCTTTAGCTTATCTAGTAAGCGATAAGCTCAAAGATACTATGGATACAAAATTCAGAGCGTTCAACTTTAAGGTGGACTTGTCTAAATACGAACGCTATAATTTGGGCGATAAATCAGGGCAAGATAGAGACATTGCTCGGACAACTAAAACTATAAAAGATTTTTTAAATGAGTGATCAAACACGTAAACCTGAAGAGATTCTTGGCTCTTACTTAAAAGAAAGTAAGAAGGATCATTATAATTTTGAAGATACTGTAGATTACAAAGTCAGTAGTGGCTCTTTGCAGTTTGATGCTTGCATGGGAGGAGGTTTTTCTCCTGGATTACATCGGTTCACAGGGATCAATGAAGGAGGTAAAACTTCTGAGGCTCTTGAAGTTATGAAAAACTTTTTAGCTACGATACCTAAGTCCCGAGGTTTTTATATTAAGGCAGAGGGTAGATTGTCACCAGAAATGAGAGAAAGATCTGGTGTTGAATTTGCTTTTGACGAAAAAGAGTGGGTTGATGGAACGTGTTTCGTTTTTGAAACAAATATTTATGAAGCGGCTATGGGTCTGGTGAAAGAGTTCATTACCAGTAATGAAGAAGGATATAAGTATTGTTTTATTATAGACTCTGTAGATGGTTTGATTACAAGAAACGACTCCATAAAAAGTTTTGAAGATGCGACAAAAGTTGCAGGTGGTGCAGTTGTTGCTTCTGATTTTTGCAAGAAAACTAGCATAGCACTTGGAAAGCGTGGTCACATGGCTATTTTTATTAGCCAAGTTCGTGCTGATATAAAAATAGACCCATACTCAAAAGCCCCTGTGAGGCAAACTACTGCCACAGGAGGAAACGCTTTGCTTCATTTCGCCAATAGTATTATTGAGTTTGAGCCTAGATTTAGAGGAGACTTGATTACGCAAGATCCATCTAAAAAACAAATAGATGAAAAGAAGAACCCAATAGTTGGTCATAATGCAAAGGTGACCATTAAAAAATCACCTAATGAAAAAACCAACAGCACTATTTCTTATCCAATCCGTTATGGAAGAACAGGCGGTAATTCTATTTGGAAAGAAAAAGAAATAGTTAGCATGTTATATGGCTGGGACTTTGTAAAACAAAAGGGTGCTTGGCTCTATAGGACAGAAGACTTCGAAGAACTTCTATCAGATAACGATTTAGATTTCCCAGATAAAATACATGGTGAGGCTAAATTATTTGCCCATATCGAATCTGACAGTAAACTTTCAAACTTCTTGTTTGAATACTTTAAAAATCAGATTTCGGGATGAAGTTTTATGATGCATATGGTAAGTATCGAACTCTTGCCAACGCAAAAAAATATTTAATAAACTGGGATACACCTAGTCGTAGCAAATTTCAAACCTCCGTCAAAAAATTTTTAAGAACTTATTGGGAGCATGACATTGTTTTTGAAGAATTTAGAGTGGTAGGAACAAGATTGACTTTAGATTTTTACAACGCTAACAAAAAAGTAGCAGTGGAGGTTCAAGGTGCTCAACATACTAAGTTTGTGAAACACTTCCATAAAAATAGATTTAAATACGCTGATCAACTAAAAAGAGATCAGAAAAAACTTGAGTTCTGTCTGGCAAACGATATAAAGCTGGCAGAAGTCTATCCTCAAGATGAGATAAAAGCCTCACTTTTTAAAAATCAAGATATCCACTTATGAACTTAGACGAAGAAGATGAATTTTGCATACCATCGGAATTAGTAGAGAAAATATATGATCTATCAGGTGGTGTTGATAAATATAAAGGTGTTATTATGGCTGTATCCTCTGAAAACGGTAAACCTTTAATATATTGTAAGTTTGATTGTGGCATGACAGAATTTGCCTTAATGAAGGCACTTGAAAATCATTTATCTTCACCTCCACCAGAAATGACACAGGATGATCTATAATTTTGAATTAGAGAAACAATTATTAGCGGCCCTTATTAAAGAGCCTGACTCCTTATCAGAGATTTCTAATTTTATAGGTAACTCTGATTTTTATTCTGAGCAAAGCGCACTTCATTCGACAATCTTCAGGATTATCAAACAAGCTATAGACTCTGGTGATGAGGTTGATGAAGTTATTATCGCTCAGAGAGTAAATGAAGTTGGTCTTTCGTTTGAGGATAATCTCAACCCTGCTGACTATATTAAGTCATTAGCACTAAGAAAAGTTCCTAAAGGTAATGCTATTAAAACAGCTAAGGAACTAAAAAAATATTCTATTAGGAGAGAGATATTAGAGTCTTCACAGAATATAGCCAAAAAGATGAAGGCTATGCCCCCAGAAGCATCTTACAGGTCTATAATTGAGGCTGCCGACAATGTTTACAACTCTAGGATAAATCTTTACGAGTTAGGTAACGATGTGCCTGAGAATATCTATGAAGATATGGAGGCGATAGTCGAAGATAGAGGCAATAATCCACTAACTGAATTTGGAATGATGGGGCCTCATCCAAAAGTCAATCAGATATACGGCTCCCTCCTAAGACCTGGAAACATAACAGTTGTAGTGGCGAGATCTGGAGTGGGTAAAACGCAATTTTGTATGGATTATTCTACTAAAGTGAGCTTGCAATATGATGTGCCCGTTCTTCATTTTGATAATGGCGAGATGAGCAAGGAGGAGCTTGTGATGCGTCAGTGTGCGGCTTTATCTGGGGTAGCCATGCATCTTTTAGAAAGCGGTAAGTGGCGACAAGCAGGGGAAGAGGTTGTGGGTAAGGTCAGATCTGTTTGGCCAAAGATTAAAAATCTTAAATTCTTTTATTATAACGTGGGCGGTATGGATGTGGACACAATGGTCAACACACTCAAAAGATTTTATTATTCTAAGGTGGGTCGTGGTAATCCTATGTTATTTTCTTTTGATTATATTAAGACAACCTCTGAAAACGTAGCTAATAAGTCTGAGTGGCAAGTAGTAGGCGAGATGGTTGATAAGTTTAAAAAGTGTGTGCAGAAAGAAATCTTACATGATGGCAATCCAGTCATACCTATGATCAC